ATGACCAGCGAACTTGACGTCGCGTTTTTTGCGGCCGCTTTTGCTGAAGGTGGCGGGACTGCATTCACTCCTGACGCTGGGTTAACTAACTTGGCTGACATCTTAGAAGCCTATATTCAGACGCTGGAAACTGTAAAAAATGACTATGTTCGTGGCGTTCCCCGTGAAATCATGAACCTTGTTTGTTCCCCAGCATTTTACGGAAAGATCAGAAATCTTTTGGACACCCTTCCTAATCCGAATGTAGACACTGTAGCTGAATCTTTCGGAATGTTCCACGGCGTTAGGGTGTATTCTTCTATCAATCTTCCTGCTGGTCAGAATGCCGTATTGATGATTGATGGAGCAATCGCTCAACCCGTGGTTTCTTATCCCTATACTGAACCAGAAAAGATTCCTCTTTCCAACGATTACGGCGTGTCCTTGTTCTATGATTACGGAACAAAAGTTCTGACTCCTGACCTTATCTTCACCTACGCCGCGTCGTAAGAAAGGCGGTGACCGGTGATGAAATTCAGGGATAAAGAAACGGGCGCTATCCTGGAACCGAGAAGCGCGATTGTTGAAAATCAACTTCGCGCTTCTCCACTATATGAAGAATACCAGGAAAAGGCCGCGGAAAAACCTTTGGAAAACATGAAAAAGACTGAACTTCTGGCCCTGGCTAAACAGATGGGCCTTGAAGTTACAGAAAAGGCCACGAATGCAGAAATAATTGCTTTGATTAAAGGGGCGCATGGCGAATAAGGCCAGCGCTCCTTCTCTTAAAAAAGGTGGTGGCTGGTTATGCTTGAAAAAATGAAAATGTTGCTGGGTATAACCGGCAATGAAAAGGACGGACTTCTTCAATTCGTCCTGGACACCGTCACAGACATGGTTAAAACCTACTGCAATATGAAACCTGACGAAGCCATTCCGGACCAGCTTAATAACCTTCTGGTCCGGATGGCCGTCGATATGTGGCGGGCCGAAGGTTACGGCAACGAAAAGAACAACAATATGGAAGTTACTTCCGTAAGGCGTGGAGATGTAACAACATCATTCAGGCCGGTTGGCGGTGATTTTAACACGGGAACAGGAGCAGGCGGGGCGGACTTCATTAAGGCATATACAAAGCAGTTAAACGCGTTTAGAAAAGTGGGGTGGTGATATGTTCGGAAACCCAGCGGCTGAACGTGCCGCTATTGAAATGACCTACGAAGACACAGCCACTGTTTCAAGAACGACGCTACAGAAGATAAACAATATTTCGAAGCACGTTCCTGAAGACATTTATACTGATAGCATTTGCGCGCTTGTGTATTCAGGTTCTGACAAAAGCCAGCAAATGCAGGCACAAAATAAAATCGACTACGACGCCATTATCTTCTTTCCCCCTTCCCTTTCGATCCTTCCTGGGGATAAAATCGCGCTTAAACGGTTCGGAAGGGATAACCCAGACAGCACGATCATTTATAACTTTGAGGTAGTCGGCCGGCCGAATGTTTATGCAACACACCAGGAAGTAAGGGTCAAGGACGGTGATCTGGCGTGAGTGTGGACAATAAAGGCTTAATTAACCTTCAAAAACAGCTTGAACAGTTAAGGGACGAAGTTCCGGACATCATGGAAGAACTGGTTATCGGTGAAGGCGTCTATGCAGTAAAACAGGCAAAACTTATTTGTAAAAACGACGTCCCCGATATAGTGAATACCGGTGATTATCGGAACAACTTCCACGCCGGCAATAAAGCCTTGACCCACCAAAATAACAACGATCACGACGGAAGCAGGCCGCAACGGTCCGGCAGGCGTTACAGGATTGACGTTTATAATAACCTGGACTACGCGAAGCCTCTTGAATATGGCTTCAGAAGTCACTTTGTCCCTGGACATTGGAGCGGCCATGTTTTCGTCTATCAGAAGAACGATCCGGAAGGCGGAATGTACGTCGGACCTTACGGTGGCTATGTACGCGGGCATTTTACCCTTTTAAGGGCCATTCGACGGACTAAAGACACCCAGAACGCCCGCCTAACCCGTAAGATTGACCAGATACTTCAGGAAAGGCTGTCCCCGCGTGGTTCCGGATAAACGGAGGTAATAAAATATGACCGTTAACAAAATCTTGGAAGCCATTGCTTCAAAGCTGATCGAAATCTGGCCGGATCGGAATGTCTTCGTTGACAAAATTCCCAAAGGCGCCGACGGAAACTTCTTTGTTGGGGTTATAGAAACAAGCCAGGAAAAGAAACTGGACCGGAGAAGGACGCGATCCTGTCAGATCGAAGTCCTTTATTTCTTAAAATCTGACGACAACATGGCCTTTAATGATTGGGCCGATACCATGTACGACAATTTCGAAACCCTTGACGTCGAAGAAGGCGCGAATAAAACGCGCCGGCTTTACCTGACCGGTCAAACGGCCAGGAAAGACGAATCAGGGGTTTTTCAATTCTTATTCTACGTTAATATTAACTTCGTTATGGCGCCTGAAGCTATTGAGTTCATGGAAAATCTTACCCAGAAGGAGGGATTGAAGTAATGGCAAGCAAGAAGAAAGCCGCCGGTAAGACAGCACAGTCCACGCCGGCGGAACCTGTTTTCACTAAAGAACAACTGGTCCACAGTAAAGCGTTCAGCCACCAGAAGGACATTCTTATGGCGATCTTGGACGCTGATAAAACCTATACCAAAGCACAGGTTGAAAAACTTGTGTCCGAATTTCTCAAAAGAAAGGTGTGAATGTAAATGGCCCCTATCGGTGGAGGTACTTTTACAGTACAGAATAAGATTTTGCCTGGCGCTTATATCAACTTTGTAAGCGCTGGACGCGCGGCCCAGCTTGGTTCGCGTGGCGTTGTCGCCCTTCCCCTTGAACTGAATTGGGGACCTGAAAACAAGGTCTTTGCTGTGACAGCAGAAGACTTTAACAGGACCGCGATCGACGTATTCGGTTATGATCCAACGGACGCGTCCCTTCTTCTTGTCAGGGAAGCCTTGAAGCGCGCTAAAACCCTTCTGGCTTATCGCGTGAATTCTGGCGGACAGAAGGCTTCTGCAACGGTCGGAGGAATGGCCGTAACTGCAAAATGGGGCGGCACCAGAGGAAATGACTTGAAGGTTGCTATCCTGACCAATGCTGACGACGCGACAAAGGTTGACGTTGTAACCTATCTGGGGACTATGGAAGTCGACAGACAAACCGTTCCCGCAGATTCCGGTTCCGCAAACCTTAAAGACAATAACTTTGTTACCTTCGGAGAAGCCGAAACCTTAACCCCCACTTCTGCAACCGCCTTGACCGGTGGTTCTAACGGAACGGTTGACGGGACGGCTTATTCGAACTTCCTGAACGCTATTGAGGTCGAAGCCTTTAACGTGATTGGCTACCCTGGCACCGACGAAACAATTAAGGCGCTTATTGCCGCCTTCGTGAAGCGTTTGCGCTACGATAACGGCGTTAAGATAGTCGGGGTCCTTTATCAGTATGACGGCGACGACATAGGTCTGATTAACGTCAAAAACGGTGTTATCCTGGCCGACGGGACCACAATCACAGGAGATAAAGCCGTCGCCTGGGTTGCTGGCGCGTCTGCTGGCGCAGAAGTCAACGAATCGCTGACCAATGTCGCTTATGACGGAGCTGTCGACGTTAATATTAAATACACCAAAAGCCAGTATGAAGCGGCTATCCAGAACGGCGAATTCGCCTTCTATGCTGATAATGGAAAGGCCCGCGTCTTGACCGACATCAATAGCCTTGTCACTTTCGGCGACGGTGTATCTGAAGACTGGACTTCTAACCGTGTGGTCCGTGTAATGGACGGCTGGGCGAATGATGTTGCCAGAATCTTCGGCGAAAGATATATCGGAACCGTAACCAACAGCGACACAGGCCGCGAACTGTTCAAGGCTGACCTTGTGTCCCTTGCCATGCAGTACCAGGCTATAGACGCGATAAGCAATTTCGAAAGCGCTGATATTGTTATCCAGCAGGGTAACGGTAAGCGCGACGTCGTTGTTAATTGCGCGCTTCAGCCGAACGACAGCATGGAAAAACTTTATATGACCGTTACGGTTAATTAACGGAAGGAGTGAAGCGAAGTGAAAACCTTGAACGCGCCGGATACCATTTCCGGAAAGGAAGGCAGGGCCTACGCAAAGATTAACGGCAATAACGAAGAACTGTTCTTTGCAAAGGCTATCGAAGCCAATATCGAAAAGAGTAAGTCCGAAGTAAAGTCTATCGGAAAGCGAATGACCGGCCATAAGGTAACCGGTCTTAACGGGACTGGGTCCATGACCCTGTATTACCTGACACCGCTTTTCAGGAATTTACTTGTGGAATATAAGAAAACTGGCGTCGATCTTTACTTTGACCTGGTGGTTGAAAACGACGACCCCGCTTCTTCCGCCGGCAAGCAGACCGTTCTTCTGATCGGCTGTAACTTGGATTCAACCGTCCTGGCAAAATTGGACGGCGATTCCGACGATCCGCTGGAAGAAGACGCCGACTTCACCTTTGAAGACTTCGACATTTTGACGCCATTCACTAAATTTTAACTATTAAAGGAGGTTAACCGCTCATGGGTAAACTACAGGAATTTCTTATGGAACAGGAAGTGGAACCGACTACCACGGCGGAAGTCGAAATAAAACCGTTCCCCTTCCCCTTCGTGATTAGGGCTATCACTGAAGGTGAAAACAAGGCAATCCGCAGAAGCTGTCAGAAAATCACATTCGACAAGAAGACGCACCAGAAGCATACTGAAGTCGACAAGGACCTTTATAACAACCGCCTGATTATCGCCTGCTGTGTGGACCCTAACTTCAAAGACGCTGAACTTCAGTCTAAATATGGGGTTATGGGCGCCGAAGACCTGATCGACAAAATCCTTAATCCTGGTCAATATACGGACTTGCTTCTTGCCATTCAGGAGATTAACGGCTTCGCGGCCGATATTAACGAACTGAAGGAAGAAGCAAAAAACTAATAACGGGGGGCGGCAATGCTGACGAAGCCGACGGCGAATCGGTTTACGCGCATTACGCCCTCCACCGCTTAAAAATTCTACCCAGTACACTATTCAGCCTGTCGCTTCGCGAACGGGCCTTTATTTATGCTTCCATTGACTTACAGATCGAGAAGGAAAAGAAGGAAGCCGCTAAAGCTAAAAAATTAAGCAAGAAAGGACGGTGATCCATAGTGACAGGTGTATCTACCAGTTTATCGATCCAGGATAGAATGACCAGCGCGCTTAATAAGATCACGGCCGCTGTGGCACGGACCAACAAGGCACTTGAAGTCACGGACAGATTAAGTGAACAGGTTGATCCAGGGGCCGGCTTTGAACGGGGCGCGTCTTCTATCAATATCGCAACACAGAACATAATCTTCTTTAATGAACAGCAGGAACGCACGCGGGAAGGAGCAAGGAAAGTCGAATCCGTCTGGGGGCGAATATCAAGCCTGCTAAAGACGGCCGCCGCGGCGTTTAGTATTCAAAAAATTATAAACTTGGCTGACACTATGACACTGACGGAAGCGCGCTTAAACCTTATCAATGACGGCCTACAGACCACAGCGCAATTACAGGATAAAATTCTGGCTTCCGCGAACCGGTCCAGGACTTCTTATAATGCTATGGCCGACGCCGTCGCGAAACTGGGTACACTGGCCGGAAGCGCCTTCACCAGTAACGAAGAAATGATCGCCTTCGTCGAACTTATGAACAAAAACTTCGTTATCGGTGGCGCCAGCATACAGGAACAGACCGCGGCCATGTACCAGTTAACCCAGGCTATGGCGGCCGGCAGGCTTCAAGGTGACGAATTCAGTTCTATCATGGAGAACGCGCCGCTTCTGGCCCAGGCTATAGCCGACTATATGGGTAAAACGACCGGCGAATTGCGCGAACTGTCTTCTGAAGGTTTAATCACGGC